TAGCTTAAATTCTGCCATTTTTTGCTCCGTTCTTGATATTATACATATTTATCATTATCCGTTAAAGTCATCTCGTTCAGTTCTGCCCGACATAAACATGTTTAGTGCGGCTAATCCACCGCCTAGTGGTCCGTTAACAGTCATATCAACTAATACATTAGCCTGTGAGTCTGGAACATTTACTCCAGCTGTGTTTGACCATGTAGTGTCTTCGAATACTAACTGACCTGCTGTTAGTTTGTTTGTAAACAAATTAGATCCACCACCATTAAATCTATTTTCTATATATAGTTTCAACGCTCTTTGTGTTGGAATAATATTGTCTGAGTTAGCAACAAAAGTGTTATCAGTACTAAATTCTCTAATAACAGCCTGTGTTCCGCCAACTCTAATTCCACCAAGTCTTAACTCGTCTAGTCCTTCTAAGTCAAAGAAGTCTGCACTTAATGTAACTCCACCTTGTGCTTGTGAAACTCTAAATAGTTCACCAACTCTGTAGTTACCATCTTGGTCTGTACTTGTGTAGAATACTCGTCCGCCATTTGATTCAACAACTTCATTTGCTTGTCTTGTTTCATTTGAGGCAGTTTGTCCAAATACATAAAGTCCTGGGTAATTTGTATTAGCAAAGTTACCTGTACCAATGTCTAGGAAGTCATGTCCTGTAAGTCTACAGCTACTATAACGTTCACGTATAGTAACTCCTGTTCCATGTATTGGTGCTAATGCACGACCTAGAACTGGACTAATTTGGAATGTAATTTCAATATTTGGTGCTACGCCGGTTGATTGTGTAACTTTAACTAATCTATAAATTACATCACTTCCTGTAAATCTTACGTTTGCACCAGGACCTGGAATTAAACTTAGTCCACTAATTTTCATAGTGTTACCAATTTGTAATTCTTCTCCAAAACCGTTACCAGCTATTGTTACAATCGCACTTTGATATCCTGTACCTCTATTAACAAAAGTTGGTTGCGGTAAAGCACCATTGTTAATATCAACAACGTAGTACGGCTCGCCATACTCTTCAGGATCTGTAACTGTTACTGTTGGTGGAGTAATATATCCACTGCCTGGATTGTAAATATTAAACTGATTTAATTTTCCATCTTTTACTTCAACTCTTGCAAATGCTGTTGCACCACCAGTAATAATATTACCAACTGATCCTGCATTTGATAAGCCAACCCATGTTGGCAAGTTATTTCTAAGTCCGCCTGCTATTGCTGTTAAGTTTCCTGTAGCTTCTCTTACTGTCCAACCGTATCCATTATCTGAACTTACTGTTGTACCTGTACTACTTACTGCTAAGAATGTACCTTGTGTATAACCAATTTTCCAATTTTCTCTACCCGAGTCTCCAACTAATTGTGCGTCTGACCAAGCAGTACCAGTGTCACTGTAGATAACTCTATCTGACTGTGCCATCGTTGCAATCCAACAGTTGTTACCAAAAACTAAATCGCTATATACTTCTGGTGCCGCAGGTGTTACTGCCGCTCCTGTTGTCCAACTTACACCGTTGTTTGTTGAAATAACCGTAGTACCGTCTTCAGCGATTGCAATCCATTTGCCTGCACCGTATGCTAGTCCTACCCATGTAGTTGCACTTCCGCCAGTTGCTACTGTAGTCCAACTTCCTGAAGGAACTTGTGTTGAGTCTCCGCCAGTTTCAAGTGTGTTTTTATAAATGTTTGCACTACCTGTTGCTAGTGCCATAATAGTATCGTTATTAGGTCCGCCAACTTCTACATGCTTCCATGTTGTACTTGCTGGAAGTGTTGAATGATCAAAGTTAATACCATCATTTGAATAAACTAATTTGTTACTACCATCTGCTACTGCCGCTATAACTGGACCATTTTTTGCAAAACCTGACCAACTTAAACTATAGTCTGGTAAATCTCTAAGTGTCCAAACTGCTCCATCTGTTGAAACATAAAAGTCATTTGTTCCACTTGGTGCATAATACCACATACCAATGCTTGGACTATAGCCCATATCAAGTGCACCTGTTTGTACACTATTATTAGACTTACTAAACGTTGGACTTGTAACACTAACTCTTGGCTCGTAAAAGTAAACTGTGGTTGCTGTTAATGCTGTTACGTTTAATTTACCTGGAACAATATTATCCCAACCTGGTGAGTTAGTTGATTCTGTATATACTGTTGCAGTAAATGTTGCCGGATTATAATTTTGAATCCATCCATACTGACCAGCTCCAATACCTTCTGTAATAAGAATACGCATTCCTATTAGCTGAGCCGCAGTTCTTACTTCTGAAGCCGCTAAGATAATGCTTGATAAATCTCCGCCTTGTGCTGAGTTACCAAAAGATTTAAATCCTCTACCACCAACGTTTGTACTGTCATCTGGTAATTGTAAATCAATTTTTGAAATAGCACCTTGTCTAAACTCATCAAATTGCATATCTAATCCAACACCTGATGCTTGTGTAGTTGATGCTGTTGCTTGTGTATATGTTTGTCCTGTGTTTTTGTATGCTAGTGCAAGTATAGAAGTACCTGTTGACCAAACTTCGTCAACTGTTGCTTCTCCGCTTTGGTTATTAACTGTAGCATTTTGCGGAGTTTCTGTTGAATCAAATCCTTCTGATACACTACCAAACGTTCCGTAAGAGTTGTTACCATTAGTAGCACGTAAAATTCCGCCAGCTTCTGCTAGATAACCAATATGTGCATAATATGTAAACACACTAACTAGCTCTGAACGTCCTCTGTTTGTAGCCCAGTAACCAATACCGTCACTTAGTACTTGTGTAAAGTCATTAGCAACAATCGATCTATTACCACCGTTGTGTAATGCGCCATCAATTTTTAGTCCTACACAGTTGTCACCAATTGTTGTAACACCTTGTACATATGTTGATCTACCGCCTGCAATTCTTTTTAAGTTAACAGCACCTGCTGATGCACTCTTAAACAAGTGTGCAGAAGTATTAGAACTAATTCCAACATTCATTGTAATAACGTTTCCGCTTACGTTTGTAATTTCAATATTTTTACCTGCATAAGGATCTGTTGCTCTTGGGTAAGGATGATCTGTTGCATGACTGTCCATAGCACAAGTAAATACCAAACTGCTTGTATCAATTGTAACAGAATTTCCAATTTTAATATTGTGAGCCCAAGTTATAGAGTTAGCAGTAGAACTTACAAATCTGTGGTCGTAAACCCCATCTGGATTAACTCCAACATTTACAGTAATTGTTTTATCTGTTCTAGCAACAATTTTACGTTTTTCTCCATATGCTGGATCTGTAACTCTTGGATAAGTATGATCTGTTGCATAATTATCTTTTGCACATTTAAATGTTAAACTATTATTTGCAAAGCTAATTTCTTCTCCTACAGCTAATCCGTGTACTGCGTCAAATGCTAATGTCATTTGTCCTGTTGCTGGATCATAAGTTGTTCCTGTTGTAGGTGTATACTGTGCTGTTGGAAGAGTTAATGTCATTACACCTGTTGCTGGGGCATAAGTACCAGCTGTTGGTGTATACTGCATGTTGTTTACGTTTGCAATCCAAACACTTGTATCGTCTGGTCCAGTACCTGGATCTAATGAAACAAATGCTCCGCCTGTTGGGCGACTTGTTCCGTAATCGTTTGGTCCTACTAATACTCCTGTTAATCCTTTTAGTGTACAGTTTCTAAGTCCGCAACCATTTCTAACATAAAACATATTTGATATGTTGTTAGCTGATGGAATAGTTAATGCTACTTGTGGTTGTGGTACACCGTGTATATAAGTTTTTTCGCCTAGTACAACATCGCCTTGAGCAGTCATAGCTGGTCTAATTGTAGTTGTTCTAAGTTCTGCACCTACTAGTGCAACTTTACTTGGAATACTAATTGGAAGTATTTCTGCAAATTCGCCCGCCATACATTTAACTGTTGCATGTTCACCAACTCTATTAGGTTCATCTGCTAATAAGTAACTCATTGCAAATCTAATAGTTCTAAATGGAGCATTTAATGATCCACCTTGTGTTGCATCATCAACGCCATTAAGTGAAACATAATATAAATTGTCTTGTAAATCTAGTGTATCCCATGCTGGCATGCCACTAGTTGCTCTTAGTGTTTGTCCTGTTGCACCAATTGGTAAACGTAATGTGTCAATTGCTGTAGAATCTTGATCTTGGAATGTTTTTAAGTCACCTTTTCTTGCTAACTTGTTAGTTAGTGTGCCAAGTACTGCAACTTTCCAATAGTTTTGATCTGGTTGTTCTACATCTAAATCTGGTCTTGATGCTGATTCACTTGAACGATGGTATTGTAAACAAGTATAGGAAGATCCTTCCCAGTTAACTATATCACCTTTAAAGTACTCAATATTGTCTTCCCAATAGTCACGCCACTGTCTGCCATCAATAACTAATTCCCAGTATGCTGGCCATGCATCAGGCTGTAAGTTTGTACTGTCTTGGATAGCCATATATAGGTTACCTGAAAGACGTACTAGGTCACCTGTTTTGTAATCTACAAATGAACTGTCGCCGCCTTCGCCGTTCCAATCACCTCTAAACTTATAACCTTCAAATGATACGTTCCAATCAGTTCCATATTGGCTTGGTTTTAGTCCTACATTAAATGTAACTGCTTTATAAATGTAACCACCGTAAAGTACAGTATCACCTGGTTGATAATAAACATTATCTCCCCAAACATTTTCATATTCGCTACCAGGCAAGTACAATGACCATTTACTTCCGGCATAGTCTGTATTAAATCCACTTGCACCTGTTGTTGAAGTATGTCCAACTAGACACTTCATTAAGTTAGCGCCACGTTTTACAATATCGTTTTTCTTATATCTATAATCTGCTTGCCAAATACCTTCAATTGTTTCTTCTAATGATTCTGAATCTGTATAAACTTTTGATACATACTCAATACCATCAAGTTGTACTGCCCATTTAGCTTGGTCTTCTTCTAGTCCAAGTGCAATCGAATCTGCTGATGTGTGTCCTTGAACACATTGGTAAACAATACCACCGTACTTAACAATATCATTAACACGATAACGTGTACCAATTGACCATGTAGCTCTCCATGTATCACTGTCTGATAATACAGTCCAGTCACCTTGGTTAGCTTCAAGTCCTAATAGCGTAGTTGCGGCAGAAACGTGCTGATTAGTTGCTTTGTAAACTTTACCATTGTAACGTACAAGATCGTTTGTTCTATATAATGTATTAATTGTCCAGTTGTATTTCCAGTCAGCGGACGAAACAGCAACTAATGTCCATTTTCCAATGTCAGCAACTAGACCGTCTGAACCTGAAACAAATGTAGCGGCAGATGTATGTGATTCAGTACATTCGTAAATACTAGCACCGTATTTTACTAAGTTACCAATTGAATAATGTGTACTTACAGCCCAAACATTTTTCCAAACTTTACCTTCTGACTGTTTAGTCCATTTTGGTTCAGCTGGTGTAACGTCTGTACCTGCTACGTCATTATAGAAAGTTCCTGCTGTATGTGTTTTTAATGCTACATACGTAAAACCTTGGTATTGTATCATATCATCAACGATATAATCACTACCACCGGCCCATTCGCCTTTCCAGTTAAATCTAATTCTACTAAGTTTAAATTCTGCCATTTTCTTTACCTTTTACGTATTTATTCATACTCCTGCCGGGTATGTATAATCCTCATTAATTCGTGCTACTAAATTTCCGCTATCGTCAATATAATAACTAATGTTTCTATTATCCCATCTAAACTGCTCGTAGTTTAAATTTAGGTAAACCCTTTTGTGATTTACATCTCTACCTTCAAGAAAGTCTTCGCCTTGTTGAAAATCTTCGTAATTTTCTGAAGGATCACCTTCGTTATTAATTACAATACTTTCGTGACTTTTTAGTTGATCAACTTTACCAAAGTATAGTTCACCTTCAGATGTTCTACGTAATCCATAAAAATATCTTGCGTCAACTTGATTGACCATATCTGAAAGACTTTGTCCTAAACTACCATCACTCATTATACTATCTCCACTAAGCTAAGAATCACATCAAGTGACTCAGTTGTGTCCGATGTAACATACAACGTATTGCTTGCATCAAGGACAATTTTTTCACCTTTACCAATTGGCTTCATTGCGGTACTTGGAGGAATAGGCATTCCTTTAATCATGTATCCAATGGAACTTGCTTCATCGCCAATTTCGATATCAACGCTTACCATACTACCTGTTAAGTTAGCAATGTTCATACCAATAACAGTTGTACTTGTTGCGGCCGGTGTTGTGTAAACTGCTACCCGTTGAGTACCAATTTCTTTGCCTATAATATTTTTAAAATTAGTTGCCATCTATTTTTCCTAAATTGTTAATGCAAGTTTAATTGCAATTTCCTCTGCATCGTTAAATGTAACAGCACCAGTAGCACCTGCAACTGAAACCCAGTTATTACCTACATCATATATTTCAACTCTGTCTTCCACTGTATTATAACGCATCATGCCAAGTTCTGGACTAGGATGTCTATTTGCGTTATTACCAACTGGAATAACAAAACCGCCTGTACCGTCAACTTTAAAGTAGCCTGAACCTTGTTGCTTTAATGAAGTAACAGCACCGTCTATAGTATTAGTTATCTGATTTCCGTTAAAACTAAAGTTTTCAACAGCAACATAACCGCTTCCATTTGCACGTAAAAGCAAGTTTTGATTGGTTGTAATTGTTTCTAATACGTTACCGTGTACAGCAATATCATCAACTTCTAAACGTTTTGCATCAAATCTTTGTGCAGTAACATCAGCTACTAGCGATCCACCAGCATAAAAGCGTAATGTATCGTCATCTGCACCTGGTGTTATTTCTGGTGTGATATAAGTATCTCTATCAAGATCGTATACACCACCTAGTGTATTCCAGCTAGTAGTATATGCTTCAAATACCGAAGTATCTGTGTTGTAACGTATCATACCTGCTGTAGGTGATCCAGGACGTTGTGCTGTTGTACCTTTAGGTAATGTTAAAGATCCTGTACCATTAATTGTTACAGTTTGACTACTTGGATCTAATACAATATCTCCGCCCGGGTTAGCAACAGTATTTCCACTAAGTTCGATGTTGTCAATAATAACTTGGCCAACACCATTAGTTGTAATATTAATATCACCGTTACTTGCAGTTGTAGTAATTGTATCATTATCAATAATAATATCATCAATGTATACTTTACCAATGTTTGCTTCTGACCAGTTTAGTAATGCTGTACCTAATTTGTATGTGTCATCAAGATTAGGTACAATGTCACTGTCAATTCTTGCATTAATATTAATTGTATCTGTATCTTCGTCACCAAGTGTAATATTGCCGCCGACAGTTACGTTTCCTGTAACATCTAAGTTACCTGTAATATTAACATTATCTTGTAAATTAATTGTACTAGTAGAACTATTAATATTAATATCACCGCTTGTACTACTAATAGTATTCCCGCTTATTCTAATATTTCCACTTTCAACTTTTGTACCATCAATTATTGTTGTACTTGTCCCGTCAGTAAATGTAATACCCTGATTGTTATTGAATAAGAATTCTGCATTAGTAAATGTTACTTCGCCTGTTTCTTGATTAATTCTAAATAAGTCTCCAACTCTAAAGTCACCTTTATGATCAACTGTGCTAAAGTAAACGTTTGCATCACTATTAGCAACTACTTCGTTTGCTTGTATTACTGCTGTTGTATCGTTAGTTACATCTTTACCTGTGCCAATGTAAGCAAGGTTCATACCAATTGCATAAACAACTGATCCGCTACCTGTGCCATGTATTCCATAGTTGCCGTAAACACTTGCACTTGCAATACTTCTAATTTCTCCACCAAAGTCCGAATGGTCAATTAGTGTTAGTGCTGTAGCTGTACCACCTGCACTAAAGTCAATGTCTTGAATAAACGTATCATCGTCTACTAAAATTTGTGATCCGTTGTCACCATTAAAGTCTAATTTTAAAACTGTATATTGATCAACTACTGTTGGTGCTGTAGGATTACTAAATGCGTTTGTTACTCCAGCGCCTTTTCTAACTCTAAAGTCATCTATACGTCCGTCAAAGCCTTGTGTACCTGCATAGTTGTTACCAATTACTAACGGCTTAGTAGTACCTAAATTAGTATTGTTACTTGTTGTTGCTTGTACTGCACCATCTACAAATAATTTGATTGTAGTTCCTACTCTTGATATCATAATATGATAGTAAGTAGTGTTTACTAAAGTAATTGCAGGAGCCATAACCTCTGTATTACCAATGTATACTTTAGGCTGTCTGTTAACTGTATAAAAATGTAATGCGTTGTCTGTATCTGATCCTGCTCTAAAATCAAAT